GAAGAAACTATAGACTACATAAAGTGTATGACACTTACGCCTAATGTAAATCCCGATGTATACCTAAGGCTAACGCAAGCTAATTTTAGAGAAATCGAAGCCTATATAGCAGCACCTATGACAGCCACATACTTTTCGAAAGATAAAACTGGCGGTAGAAGCAGTGGAGAACAAACTACATCGGAACTTATTTATTACTGGATGATAGCATTAAACATCCCATTCGAATGTCAAAAGTGGCATTTAAACCGTCTTCTTACTCTAGTACGAGTCTGTAACGTTAAAAATCAGCCTCCTAAGAAGATGAGTAAGAAAGATATAGCGAGTCGTAACGCAGCATTAAATGCGGCTCGTAAAAAACAATTTAATTCAAAAGGATAATAACTTAGATTATTAGAGGAGTGCTATGAAAATAACTTTTAAACAAAAAGGGGATTATTCAAAGGCGACCAAGTACCTAAAGCGTATAAGAAACTTCACTGATAACATCGACTTTCACAAATACGGTAGAGCTGGTGTAGAAGCGCTTTCTGAAGCAACCCCTGTAGATACAGGTTTAACGGCTAGCTCATGGTACTACAAGATAACTAAAACAGATAAAGCAGTAACGATCGCGTTCTGCAACTCAAACCGTCAAAATGGAGTTCCGATAGCCATCGTTTTACAATATGGCCACGCGACTCGTAATGGAGGCTGGGTAGAAGGGAGAGATTACATTAATCCCGCTATCCGGTCTACTTTTGACGACATTACAAATAAAGCATGGGAGGAGGTTAAGAGAAAATGAGCACGACAATTGACGAAAAAGTCGTATCGTTGCAGTTTGATAATAAACAGTTTGAAAAAGAAACAGCCACGAGCCTCAAGACCATAGATAAAATAAAGGATGTATTAAAAAAGCCGTGGTCGGCTAAAGGAATGGACGCCATTGGCGAAACTGGTAAAAAACTTGGTCGCTCGTTCGAAGACATAGAAAACGCGGCATATAGATCCGGCTTTCATGTACAGGATATATGGAAGAAAGTTTCATCTGTATTTGAGTACGATGTGGCTAGGAATATTATAAACTGGGCTACAAAAATAACTAAAGCGTTAACCATCGAACCTATTAGCTTAGGTCTCAAAGAATACGAAACCCAAATGGGCGCTATTCAAACGATCTTGGCGAATACCGAGAGTAAAGGTAAAACTCTAGAGGACGTAAACGGCGCTTTAGACGAACTTAACGCTTACGCTGACAAGACCATCTATAACTTTACCGAGATGACCAATAACATCGGTAAATTTACAGCGGCAGGCGTTGACCTAGACACCTCGGTTTCGGCAATTAAAGGTATTGCGAATTTGGCAGCGGTATCCGGTTCGACTTCACAACAAGCAAGTACCGCCATGTATCAACTTTCGCAAGCTATGGCTTCCGGAACTGTTAAATTAATGGACTGGAACTCGGTTGTTAACGCCGGTATGGGTGGACAAGTATTCCAAGATGCTTTGAAAGAAACTGCTAAAGTACACGGCGTAGAAATTGATAAAATCATAGACAAACAAGGTTCTTTTAGAGAATCACTAAGTGAAGGTTGGTTAACGACTGAAATCTTGACGGACACTCTTGAAAAGTTCACCATGTGCGCAGAAGAGGGCACTAAAGAATGGGACGCTTATATGGAGGCTCTCAAGTCTAAAGGATATACCGAAGAACAAGCCAAAGAAATCCTAAAATTAGGTAATACCGCTACTAATGCGGCAACAAAAGTCAAAACATTTTCGCAATTATTCGATACGCTTAAAGAAGCCGCACAATCTGGTTGGGCTCAAAGTTGGGAATTAATAATTGGCGACTTTGAAGAGGCTAAAGAATTCTTATCCAAGCTATCAGATATTATCGGCGGCGTGATTGGCAGATCGGCAGAGGCTCGTAACGAATTACTTGGAAACTGGAAAGCGCTTGGCGGTAGAGACGATTTAGTCCAATCTATTTACAACGTAATAGAAGCTATTTCGAGACTTGTAACCCCTATCAAAGAAGCTTTCCAAGAGATAATACCACCAATGACCGGCGAAAAATTGAAATCTATTACCGGGGCAGTACTCGCTTTTACTGAGAAGTTGAAGATGGGCTCGGAAACCTCTGATAAACTTAAGAGAACATTCAAGGGCGTATTTGCGATCGTCAAAATAGGAATAAATATTTTCAAAGGCCTATGGGCTGCTCTTGGAAAAGTAGTAGACGCCATAGGATTCAATCAATTAGGCGGAGGATTACTCGACGTCACTGCAAATCTTGGTGACTGGCTGGTACACGTTGCTGAATGTATAGATAGTAGTAAAGGTCTAATCCGAGTATTTGAGTTTATAGGCGAAGCTGTAGGGTTCGTAGTACGAATAATAAAAGGTGCTATCGGGATTATCGGTAAAACGTTTGTAGTTCCACAATTTAAAGGTTTAGAGACCCTTCTAGACATGTTTAAGATGATCGGAACGAGCGCAGAAGAAAGTTTCTCGAATGCCGGTAACGCGTTTGATAAGCTGAGCGATTGGTTCGTTAATAGCGGCCTTTACAGAGGACTTCAAGTCGCTCTAGATCTTTTAAAGACCGTTGGGGGCGCAATAAATAAAATATTTGTAAAAGTATTTGGCGGTTTATTCAACGCATTTGCAGAATCCGATGTCGATACGATTTTTAGATTCTTCGAAATACTTACAAAAGGTGGTATAGCCGCTGGTCTATTACAAATCGGTAAATACTTAGGCATATTTAGCGGTAATTTAGAAGGTATCATGCCGTCAATAACGGAGTTCTTTAATGGCGTACAAGGACAAGCTCAAGTTGTAGAAGAAGAAAGTTTCGGTACAAAGCTATTAAAGATAGCCGGAGCAATTGCAATATTGGTAGCTGCTTTATGGCTATTATCTACTATAGAAACAGAAAAACTCATAATATCAATGGTTGCTATTACGGCGCTGTTCGTTGAGATGTTCATAATGTTGAAAATCGTAGGCAAGACGCTAAAGATTTCGGACAAGATAGGTTCTTCCAGCAGAGCAGTCAATCGTATGACGACAGCCATGATGAAGATAGCAGGTGCCTTGGTAATAATGGCGGTTGCTATGAAAATAATAGGTACCATGAGCTGGGAACAAATGGGCGTTGGTTTAGTGGGACTAACGTTGGCACTCGGCGTATTAACCGGTGTTGTAGCACTTCTATCTTTACCCACGTTCGAAAAAGGTATACCTGACAACACAGCAAAACAGTTTATTAAACTATCAGTAGCATTATTAGTAGTAGCAGCATCATTGAAAATACTAGCTACTATAAGCTGGGATGAGCTAGGAAGAGGATTAGTTGCAATGATCGTCGTCATCGGCTTAATGGCGGGTGTTTATGCGGCGGCAGGAGCGGTCGACAAAAAAACCGGTTTAGGAGGCGCCAATAACCCCGGTAAACAAATACTGTGGATGGCCGAGGGTCTCATATTAGTAGCTGCAGCATTGAAGATATTAGCTACTATGGAATGGTCGGAAATACTAAAATCCTTAGCCGCTATGGGCGCGGCGCTCGCAATGATGGCTATATTAATGGCGATAGCGGGCAAGAGTGGTGGTGGTGGACACCAAATACTCCAAATGGCGGAAGGTATTCTCGTTCTTTCCGCAGCAATGTTTGTTCTCAGTTTATTAAGCTGGGAAGGAATAATAAAAGGTTTAGTAGCTATAGCTGGCGCATTTGTTATCATAGGCGTAGCAGCATTGGTCCTAAGTCCTATAATCTCAGTAGTTTATGCGTTAGCTACATCTTTATTATTCATAGGTGTCGCGATACTTTCAGCCGGAGCCGGTATGTTCTTATTTGCCGCTGGTCTTGGTCTATTAGCTGCTAATATATTATTACTTAGCGCGTCTGTAGGCCTTATTGCGGAAGTAATATCAGTTGTTATAGCGGCTCTTATTTCCGGAGCGATTGTCGGACTAGGAATGGGAATCATCGCGATTTGTAAAATATTAGTAGAGAGCACCGAGGTTATTTGCGAAGCCTTCGTTTCTATAATCGAAGCTGCTTGTATGGCACTAGCCAAATCTGTAGACGTTATCGTATCGACCGTATTAAAAATGATACTCGATTGTTTAGTTCAACTTAATAAATATGTAGGTCCGATAGTCGTGGAATTGGTTGCTTTAGTCGTTAATATACTAGACGCACTGACCGCCAAAATGCAACCTATAG